AGGCCGTCATCCGGGCGCAGAAGGATTTACGTCGTGCCGCATCGCGCTCAGTCTTTGGCTTGGGAGCGGGAGGCTTCAAACCCGGCTTTCCCGGATTAGCACGGTTATAGGAAGCCCTGCCTTTGGCATTCAAGCCTCCGGCAGGACTTTTACCTTCAGCGCGTTGCCAAGCAGGACTTTTCGCCATAACTCACCCGCAGATAACTGTGACTTGGGTAACCTGATCCAGAGTCATAACGGCAAAATCCCCGCGACCGCTATTGCTTTTGGTCGTGAGAATGCCTTCGGGGGGAATCATGGCGTCATTGGCTGTCATGTCAGCGGGGCTAAAGACCTTCAACAAAGTCGTATTGTTCGGCTTTGCGGTGAAAGTAATGCTGCCGCCAACAGAAGAGGCGATATAAAGAACACCTTTGATGCGGGTGCGGGGGAACGCAAGGTCACCGCCGTAACCGATTTTGACACCGCCTGCCGTAGCCGCGCTGACACTGATGCTATTGATTCGCGTGTAGTAGTTGGCGGAATACGCCACTGACGCACTAGGCCCAGTGACCGTTTCCGTAACTATTCCATCGTACCCGTTGGCCCCAACGACAACGCCCGTGATGGTGAACGTCTTGTTGGCATCTGCGCCGTTAGAAGTGATCGAAACCTTGTATCCGGTTCCGTATTGGCCGACATCATTCTTCAGAAGGGCAATGTTCCCCGAAGCGGCGATGGTCGCAGAAGTGCGGAAATAGGCATCGTCACTAGACGGATTGACCGCCCAGACATCGTATTGCGACATAAAGAATCCTCCGTTTTAGAGGGCTGGCCCCTCGGTTGAATTAAACGGTGACGCTTCTGTACAGGGCGATGTAGGCAGTCGTCGCTCCAACCAGAACCGGGACATAACCAAGTTGGGCGGAAACCGCACCAGAAGCCGCGTTGGCAGCATTGATGGTTACGTTAGAGATCTTGCCAGAGGTGGCGATCAGGTTCGTGATCGTAGCCGAAGAAGCCACCAAAACCGTGGCCGAAACGCTGCCGATGAACCCGTTGTCCGACTGAACCGGACCAGAAAAAGTAGTCTTAGCCATGTTTAAACCTCGTATGCGAGTCGTCCACCAGTCTGCATACCGTCAGCCGGGGTCTGTCTGGTGGACTCGTTATCCCGGTAATCCGATTAAACACTACACAACTTCAAAAAGAAAGGGGGGCCGAAGCCCCCCAATCTCGGCCTTTCGGGCCTATCAGGTCGAACCCGGCGAACCGTAGATGCCAAGCGGATCGCTGACACCAAACGAGTAACGCTCGCGAGCCTTGTACCGGACGTTGCCGGTGTCAAAGTCGCCATCCATGGAGGTCGAGAGCGGGGTACGCACGAAGTGCTTCATGCCGTTCGGGACATCCGTGATGATGTAGAAGGCGTTCGTGTCAGTCAGGTAATGATTGACAGCGTAGCCTTCCGGGATCGCGCCCATGTTGCGGATCGCATTGATGTCGTTGTCGGCGGTCGCCGTGCGGAGAGTCGTCTCCATCAGGCGCTCGGCAACGAACATCAACTGCGACGGAACAACGAGGCGGCGCGGACGGGCGGCGATCAAGAGACCGCGCTCGTCCACGAAGTTCGCAATCGAAATGATTGCGTCTTCAAGCGACGTTTCGTTGAGGTCCGCACCCACGAGCGGACGGTTGGCATTCGTGCCACCGTTAACAAGCGGGTGAGCCGTGCTGAACAGGGTCACGCCGTCGCCAGACTGGAACGTCGTGAAGCCGTTGTTGAGCAGAGCCGCAGCCTTGACCTGCTTCGTGTTCGCCATACCACGGGCGAGAGCCTTGGTGTAACGAGCAGAGAGTTGGTCATAGAGATTGTCCTCCATGGCCTCCTCAGTGATCGAAAAGCCCATGGCAATCGTCTCGTGGTTGTAACGAGCCGTCCAAGCCTCCTGCGCGTTGTCGTAGGCAATGGCCTGACCTTCCGGCTTAACCGGGGCCGTGCCGAAGCCCGACAACTTGACTTCCTCTTCGAAAGCCTTTTCGGAGTTCTCGGTCTCATAGATGAGCGTATGCTCGTCTTCGTACTTCTGGTACTCCAAGCCAAAAAGGGCATTAAGCCCCGGCAGGAGTTCCTTCAGCATTTGTGCGCGTGAAATAGCCATTTTCTAGAACTCCTTTAGGCAGTGACGCTACTGTAGTAGCCGTGGGTCAAGACGTTAAGTTTGACCAACAACTCACGGTAGATCGTAAAGATAACGGTCGAAGACGACGGAATCGCCGTCACGGAACCCGGCACATCAATGGCCGCGTTGATCGTGATGGACGTATCGCCAGCCGCAGCCGCTACCGAAACGAACGAGCCGGTCTCAATGACCTGACCGTTCGCTGCGCGATAGGCCACGCTCGTACCAACCGGGAGAGCCGCCGGAGCGCCAGAACCCGTGAGGGTGACCGTGGTGCTGGAGGACGAACCCGTAGCCGTGTACGAGAGCGAAGTTTCCGGAACGACGCCGACGCAACGCAACGGGAGAATGCTCGTGACCGGGGTGGCCGAAGGCGCGAGGATCGCGTTCTTCGAATTACCCGTATTCACATTACCCGTGTTGTTGACGCACGAAAGGTTGGTTCCGATCATGGCATACGCGCCCGAAGCCATCGTGGTTCCGGACGAGCAAACCGCTGCCTTGAACACCGCATCCGGGTCGTCGCAGACATACGCCACCGCATCACCAGCCAGCGTCGAAGCAGGCCAGTACTGGGCAAAACGCTTGTCCTTGGACACCGGGTCGGTGTAAGAGCAGCCTAAGAAAACACCCGTGACAGCGTTGGAGTTAGTAGCCGCTCCAATCGACACGCGGGTGGCCGAACCTCGCACGACTTTGACGAAATCTCCGTAGAAGATGTCCGTATCATAGCCGTACTGAATCGGGTACATACGGGTAGAACCCGCAAATACCTGACCGCCGATGAGGTTAATCGGCAGGAACCCATAGGGTACCGTTACATCAGTTCCTGAAGCCATTTAAGTTACCTCTAAAAGTGGAAAGAAAAGGAATTATCCTCGTCCAAAACTGGTGCGCGTCGAACGCTCCGGATTAAGGAGCGGCATACGCGGATCATTTTCCCGCAGAAAACTGCGGTCCACGCCGTCGATCTGACGGTCAGAAAGTTCTTGGAAGTACTTCTGGCGTTGCATCATCTTCTCAAGGGGAGCCTTGCAAAGCAGCAAGCCACCCACTTCGACATTACCTTTGAACTGGGAATTGATGTCAGACATGATCTTCAACTCAGGATGATCTTCTGCCTTAACGGGTTCCCAACCCTCACGCATTTGACGAGAGACGTTGGTGTTATCCGAACGTCCCAAAGAAGAAGTGCGAATCCAGCGGAACACCCAACCATCTTTCTGTTCCGGGATCGGAAGTGCGGATTGCGGCAGCCACGAGTCACTGGGACGCGATTCGGCTGCACGGTCGATACGAACTTTGCGCTCATCAGCCATTTGAACTCTCCTTAATGAGTTGTTTGGCGTACTGCTCTGGTGAAATGCCAAGCCTCTTGGCGAGAGAGACTTGTGATGCAGTCAATTGGATTTTGCGTGGTCTTGCACCGTTGTTTCTATTCGACGGCGCTACCACGGTTGAGGGGGTGCGTTGAGCGGGTGCAGAAGTCACTTGGACTTCCTCATCCTTCTCAAAGTAATCAGGGAAACGCTGCCGCATGACAGCATCAATTTTCTGGTAGTACTCATCCGTGTCGGCTTGAACACCTTCTTCACGGATCAGTGTTTCATGAATTCCGTAAGCCAACGCAGTCATGGAACGGTTACCTTGCGGACCGAACCATGGGTTTTTCTTGGTCCACTCCAGTGCTTTTGAACTGGGCTGCGGAACTTGAGGCTGAGGCGGCACATAGTTCTGCGGGGTGTACTGAGGCTGCTGAACCTGTTGACGAGGACGATTCTGAAGAACACGTTCGTGTTTCTCTGCCTCACGAAACTCCGTTTGGGCATTGAGGAGTTTCTCTTGGGCTTCGATGATCTTCTGAGCGTCACCGGCCTCATAAGCCTCTTTGTACAGAGACTTGGCTTGATCAAGGGCTAACGATGCACGGGACTTGATCTGGGCGACGAGTGCGCCTTCACCGCGTTGGATCAATGACTCGTATTGTTGGTTTTTGGCAACCACTTGCTGGGCAAAGCGGACTGCCTCTTCGCGCATCCTCTCAGCGGCCTCACGCTGGCGCTGGGCCTCGTGCTGCTCGTACTTGAGTTTGTTGATGCGCTTGCGGACTTTGTCACTGTAGTCCGACAGTTCCTCGTCGTTCTCTTCCTTCTCAGCCTGTTTAACCGGCTGTTTAGGAAGATCATCGACGATCTCCAGTTCGACTTGCTCTGTGGCTTTCGCCTCAGGGGCTTCCTTTTCAGGGATTTGCAACGGGGTTGTGACCCCGAAGAATTTGTCCTCACGGGACAGTTCAGCGGCTTCTACGCTCATGCCTTCACCACTCCACGGGGATCTTCGACAACGGCTTCCACCGAGTCATCGTTGATCAAACGGAATTCCTTACCATGCACCTTGAAGCGGGTGCCGGAGTAGGACCGCATCATGATCCAGTCTCCAAGTTTGCAGTAAGGGCCAGAAGGGAAACGATCAGTGGACTTGTATGCATCCGGTCCCATCGCGAGGACGAAACCAACGATGCTCCCAATCTCTTCAGCCTCAAGTGTTTGAGTAGCCTTGAGAATTCCACCTTCTGTCTTCTCTTCGGGGTCAGGCAGGGCTATGAGGATTTTGTACCCAGTCGGTTTGGGCAGTTGACTTGCGACTTTTTCGTCGGGTTTTGACATATTTTCCTGCACCTTTCGGCGTTTGCACCCCATGTGGGGCGGTTGCACTGTTTACACAGCGAAGTTGATAACCTGTTTAATCATCTTCAATTTGCTTTGTGAGGTCAAGTAGTTCGCGTTCAGCACGGGCTAACCCCTCTATAACGCCACAACACCTCTTGTACTCATTGAAGTCGGCACAGCCGCCGCCTGCGATGTGATCAGCCATGTCATTCATCTGCTGACGCAGGGATTTCCGCAGGTATTCGGCGAGATTATCGCTGGCGTTTTGCATTCTGATCCTGCTCACGCTGCTGTGCGGCCAACATTTCTCGTGCGATTTCGACTCCTAACTTCGCCCCTTCGACCTTGTCTCTGGAGGCGATCTCTCTGCTTTGCAGTTCGTTCTGGGTATTGGTCGCGGCGATCTGGACACCCAGACGCGCCCCTTCGATACGCTCTTGCGCCTTGAGACGGGCCTGTTCGGCCTCTAGGCGCATCTGTGCTTTCTGCATATCCGCCTGAACCCGTGCCATGTCGGCTTGGGCTTTTTGCTGGATTTCCTGAGCGCGGAGTTGGAGTTTCTGCATTTCCATCTGGAGTACCGGGTCTTGGGCCTCTTGCTGCTGTTGCTGCATCTGGGCTTCTTGCTGGGCTTTCCCCAGTACCTGAGCCGCAGCCGGAGCCACGAGTTCCGACAGACGGTATTCGATGTCTTCCGGAAGCGGTTCCCCCGGAGGGGGCAGTTTCATGCCCAACTGCTTTTCGATCTGTGCGCGGTAGGCAAAAGCCAGATGTTCCGCCACATGGGCAGCCAAAGAGGCTTGTAGGGCTTGAGCGGCCTGCGGAGCCTGTTGGAGCATGGCTTGCAAACGCGGGTCTTGTCCAAAGGACATATGCGTTTGGATGTGGGCTTCGTGGTCCTGATAGATAAACGCCTTGATGGGCTTCATCTGAAGGGCGTTCATGTTCTCCGTAACGGGGTCCGTAGGCGGGATATCCGTCTTATCCGGGAGAACTTCCTGAGCATCTGCGATACCCAGTGCTTCGATCATTTGGCGATGCAGGAGCGGTAGGTCGTATAACTGCGGGGCTTGTGCCGCCAATTGCAGTGCGGCCTGATATTTCATGATCCGCTGGGCCATTGTTCCCGCATTCGGATCAGAGATCGGAATGATATCGATGCGGTCATCGAAATCTTCCTTGGTCAGTTCTTTACCCGGAATGTCGTAGGGATATTCCTCTGGGCCGTAGTCAAACACCAACTGAGCAAGGAGTTTGAGTTCCTTCTTCATGGAGGCGTGTAAACGGGCTTGAACCGCTGACATGACCTTCATGGATCGTTCGATGATCGCGAGGGTGGTTCCGACCGGAGCCTCCGCGTTCATGTCGGCCACCTTCATGTCCGCCTGCGAAGCAAAGCGGCGACCTTCGTCCACGATGTTGTTCAACAACTGATACAACGTGCCGGAGGGTTCCTTGTAGGGAAGGAAGGTGATGTTGTCGCGTAGGGTTCCGGACGGAATGTCTACGTCACGGAACTCACCCGGCATGATGGGTGTATCGTCGCCTTTGATCCGGAGTCCGCGAGTTTTCAGTCCGCCCGGAAGATTAGAGAGGGTTCCAGCGTCAACGAGTTGCCGGAGGATGGAAGTCGAAGACTTGGCCAACCCGCCGACTAAGTGGACTAACCCGAAGCCGTAGAAGCCCAAGCCGGGAATATAGGTATATTGAACAAAATGCTGACGGCGCTTTTTGAGCGGATCGTCTTCGTACCAGTTGCGACGAATCGCCAAAATCTTGCGCGACGATTTGTCGATGGTAATGACGTAAGGCAACGCAATCCCGGTGGGATTCCCTTCTGCGTCGGTATCTTCAAAGCCCGGTAGGTCGTAATCGACCACCATTTCCAAAAGGGTATAGCGAGAATCCAAGTCCATGCCCTTGGATTCACCGTTCAGTTTGTCGTAAGACTTCTGAATTTCGGTGATATCGGGCGACGGAGGCGGCAGTTCCACATCCGCATAGAATCCTGACACCTGCAACTTACGAATCTCGTTGTAGGTTTTCTTCATCACATGGGTCGCACGTTCGCAGGTGATCAAGTCACTTGCGCCGTAAGACACCACGAAATCTTCTGCCGGAACAAAGATCGATGCGGGTCTACCCAGTGAAGGGTCGTAATAGACTTTTCTAAACGCAGCGCCGCAGAGGGCTAAAGAGAACAGGAGTTTCTCTGTCTCTGAGCGGTATTCGCTCATGCGTTCGGTCAAGAGATAGTTTAAATACTCTTGAACACGTTGGGCTTGTTGAGTTCTTTCGGTGGTGGCTTCGCCCAAGATTTTAGTTTGGACAGGGCCACGAGCCGGGAAAATCTCTTGAATCGACTGTGCTTGGAAGCGAACAATCGCTTCAGAGAGCATGGGGTGAAATACACCACAGGCTCCTTCCCAAGGTTGGGTACGATCTTCGATTTTAAGACCTAGTAGGTCTAAACCTTTGATGTAGGTCGTTTCCCATTCTTTGCGGGAATCTTTGTCGGCTTCAAAGAGTGTAGAGAGTTCCGACCCGATGTTGTGCAGGGTCGAGTCACCAATGAACTCTGCAAGATTGTCGTTGTGGTTTGCAGCCGGAGCAGGTTCCGGGGCGAGATTGATCTCCATCCCGCCATCCGGCAACTCCACCACCACCGACTCTTCAGGCGGCAGAGGGACATCCATCGATTGCCCTGCCAGCATGGAGGGCATCAAAGCGCGATCTACCGCCATCGCTCTCTCCTACAGGTCGCGGAACTTTCCGCCCTTAACGGCAGCACCCATGCCACGAGCAACACCGCTCGTCGGGGTAACCGTGCCGCCTTCATACGTTCTGCCGCCTGCGCCATACATTTTCTTCGAACGCATAGCACCTGCCACCATCACCGGCTTACCCTTGGACATTTTATCCTTGGGCTGCTTGCGGGATTTCGGGGCTTCCATCTTTTCGGTCTTGGCCGTCTTGCCTTTCATTTCTTAAATCCTCAGTAGTAAGACGCTTTGCGCTTGTACACAGGTTCGTCTTTGTAGTCAGACTGAAGAGACACGAAACCACCCCTGCGATAACGCAGGAGTGCCTGTGTCCCAGAGTCCACATAGTCATCATGCTCTCCGGCGGGAAAAGACGCAAATTCTTCAACGACTTCCTCGGCAAATCGGGTGTTGGGTCGCCACACCTTTCCGCTAGAGAAAAGATCTGCAATGGCATTCACACGAGCCACTTTGTCATTGCCCCTTGAGGGGGTGTACTCAGAGACCGGGATGCCCATGGCCCGAAGTTCAAATATGAGGGGGGTGCCTGCCGCCTTGGCTTCGACGATCAAAGCCTCGGGTTTCCAGTATTGATAGAGTTCATAGGCCCGTTTCTTGAGGGTGGGAAACTCCATCTTCTCCTTGAAGGCGTCCATCAGAATGATGTTTGGCTGCATCGCCCCAGACCCATCCGGATGGTAGAAAACGCCCCAAGTGGTACAGGCGGAGTAGTCCGCCCGTTGGGATTTCAAGAAAGCGGTGTCCCATGACTGGATCAAAAACTGACACTGCGGGGGATTGTCATGCTCCCAGACCTTCCACCACTCGCGTTTAATCAGTGCGCCTTCTTCGGAGGTAGGATTCTGTTGATACTGGGCTTGCCACTTGTGAGTGGGGATTTCATCTCGGATAGCCTCTAGTTCTTCTAGCGGCCAGAACTCCGGCCAAAGGGGTTTGCCAGAAGGCATGATGGCCGGGAACTCAATGACCTCCCATTCATCTCCGCCTCTCTGGGCGGATGCCTTCAAGACCTGTCCGACCAAGTCTCTTTTCGACCAACGGGTACAAATGATCACAATCGACCCACCCGGCTGAAGACGCTGGCGGGGGCCGGAGGTGTACCACTCATAAGCATGGTCAAAGACGGCAGGATCAGCCGACTGACCCTCTTGTTCGTCATGGGGGTCGTCGATGATCAGGATATCGGCACCCTTACCGGTTACCGCGCCACCGATACCAATCGCGAAATACTCCCCGCCCTTGGAGGTGGACCAACGACCTGCGGCTTTGGAGTCCGCCCGGAGGGAAACTTCCGGAAACACACTGCGGTAGTCATCCGAATCCACGAGGTTACGAACCTTACGACCGAAACCCACAGCCAGTTCCGCCGTGTGAGAGGACTGAATCACCTTCTTCTGGGGGAACTTACCTAAGAACCACGCCGGGAACAGAAAAGACCCAAACTCTGACTTGGTATGCCGGGGCGGCATACAGATGATCAGCCTCTTCAACTTCCCAGAGGCGATCTCCTCAAACTTCTCCCCCATGATCTTG